GGCAAAGACAGCCAAGAAAAAATAAATTAGTTGTGCACTCTTTATAGAGGGCAACTGCCTAATCACATAGGAAACATAGCTTGACCTACTGCGGTAGACAATCTTGATTCATGGGACTGAAAGTGTAACGGCTTTTATTAACAACGTCAAATAAGGAGACTAACATGGCAAACGCAACTGGTGCACAGATTGGTCAGGTTAATGCTTCTGGTACAGAAGACGCTCTGTTTCTGAAAGTTTTTGCAGGAGAAGTTTTAACTTCTTTTGATAGAGCTTCAGTAACAAATGGTGCTGACATGGTAAGAACTATTAGTTCAGGCAAGTCGGCGACCTTCCCAGTAATGGGTAGAATCGGAGCAGATTATCACAGTATCGGAACAGAAATAACTGGCTCAGATGTCAACCACAACGAAAAGGTAATTACGATTAATGACCTTTTACTATCTAGTGCATTTTTAGCTAACATTGAGGAAGCTAAGAATCATTGGGACGTAAGAAGTGCATACAGCACAGAAATCGGAAGAGCACTTGCTTTCCAAAAGGACAAGCATATTCTTCAAACAATCGGTCAAGCGGCTCAGGCTTCTGCAAACGTATCTGATTCAGGATATGGTGCAGGTACAGTATTGACTAACACAGGTATTGCTTCAGCAACAGCTTCAACTGCGGCTAATGCAATGATTGATGAGTTATTCAATGCGGCTAAAGCACTTGACGCAAACTATGTTCCTAAAGAAGGTAGAAAAGCCTTCATTAAGTTAGAGGAATATTACAAACTAGCTAACGCTACTAACGCCGTTAATATAGATTTCTCAGGAAAACCTAACGGTGGTGTTGCTGACGGTAAAGTAATGAAAGTTGCAGGTATTGAATTAGTACCTACAGCACATTTCGTTGCTTCCGACTTATCTTCATCTACAGCAGTAGACGCAGGTAAAACAGCAACAGGTGCTTACCCACAAAGGGTAAACCTAGCTAACTATGTATGTCTAGTATCACACCCTTCAGCAGTAGGTACTGTTAAGTTAATGGACTTAGCTACTGAAATGGAATACGACATTAGACGCCAAGGTACGCTAATGGTAGCTAAATACGCTATGGGTCATGGAGTTCTAAGACCTGAAGCGGCTGTAGGAATTAAAGAAGCGTAATCTTTACGTTACTTTATACTTATAAGGAAAGGCGGTTATGGGGAGACTCATGCCGCCTTTTATAATTTTAAAAAAGGAAAAGCATGACAACACAAATAACACCAACTACAGAACTACAAGCTGTCAACACAATGCTTTCCGTAATCGGCGAAGCTCCTGTGAATACTATTACAGGAACAACAAGTGTTGACGTATCAGTCGCTAAAAATATTTTAGACGAAACTTCTATGTCAATACAAAGTCAAGGACATAACTTTAATCGCCACATAGAATACACAGTATCACTTGACTCAAGCAACAAAATTCCCCTTCCTAGTAACTGCGTTCAAGCAGATGACCACACTCGTCAATACAACTACACAATCAGAAACGGTTATTTATATAACCTAGAAAAGCACACAGATGTTTTTAATTCTGCTCCTTCCGTAGATTTAATTTTAATTCAACAATTTGAACACTTACCTGAATATGCAAGACGATATATTACAGTAAAAGCCGCTAGAAGATTTGCGGCTAGATTTATTGGTGACAGAGAAATTACACAATTAGTAGGTCAAGATGAAAATGAAGCATTAGTTTCTTTTAAACAAGCAGATAGCAGAGAAGCAGATTTAAACATATTAGAAGGTGACTCAAATACTTATTCAATAATAAATAGACCAACTAGAAGGACATACTAATGGCTGTAGTTTCGCAAAGTATACCAAACTTTATTAACGGTATATCTCAGCAAACCCCTACACAAAGAGGTATTAATCAAGGGTCAGACCAACTTAATTTACAAAATAATATTGTAGACGGTCTTAGTAAAAGACCACCTCTTGAGTATATCGCTACAGTAGATAGTTCTAATATTTATTCAAACAAAACAAAAATATGGAATATACAAAGAGATGAA